ACTGATTCAATGTATACAGCTTTCAATAGATCAAACTTTCAACAAGAAATATTTGAATTGTATCATGATCTAATTACTTTTGGTACAGCCGCAATGTTTATTGAAGAAGATGAAGAAGATTTTGTAAAATTTTCTACAAGACATATTGATGAAGTTTATATTGCGGAAAATGATAAAGGTAGAATTGATACCATCTATAGAAGATTTAAACTATCAGCACGAGGTTTAGTACAAAAGTTTGGTGAAGCAGTATCACAAGATGTTGTATCAATGGAAAAGAAAGACCCATACAAAGAAATAGAAATCTTACACGCAGTTTATCCAAGAACTGATTTTAATCCTACAAAAAAAGATACAAAGAATATGCCATTTGAATCAGTATACTTCGAATATAAAAATGGTAACGAACTATCAGTATCAGGATTTAAAGAGTTTCCGTTTGTTGTGCCAAGATATTTAAAAGCATCACATGAAATTTATGGAAGATCACCAGCAATGACAGCATTGCCTGATGTGAAGATGTTAAATGAAATGGCAAAGACAACAATCAAAGCTGCACAGAAACAAGTAGACCCACCTTTACTTGTGCCTGATGATGGTTTCTTATTACCTGTAAGAACTGTACCAGGTGGTTTAAATTTTTATAGATCAGGTACAAGAGATAGGATCGAACCATTAAACATTGGTGCAAACAATCCTTTAGGTTTGAACATGGAACAGCAAAGAAGAGAAAGTATTAGAGCTGTATTTTATGTAAACCAACTTATGTTGCAACAAGGACCACAAATGACAGCAACAGAAGTTATACAAAGAAATGAAGAGAAGATGAGATTACTTGGTCCTGTATTAGGTAGATTGCAATCTGAATTATTAAAACCTTTGATTGATAGAGTATTTAATATTTTACTTAGAAACAATCAATTACCACAAGCACCTGAATTTTTATCAGGTCAAGATATAGAAATAGAATATGTATCACCATTAGCTAAAGCACAGAAATCCACAGAGTTACAATCAATCATGAGAGCTATTGAAATCATGGGAAGTTTAGCTAATGTAGCTCCTGTATTTGACTATGTTAATTTTGATAATCTTGTAAAACACTTAGCCGATATAGTTGGTGTACCACAAAAGATTTTAAAATCACAAAGTCAAGTTAATGCAGAACGACAAAAAGCACAACAACAACAACAGGAGCAAAAGCAGTTGCAAGAATTACAACAAGTAGCTAAAGCAGGAGGAGATATAGCACCACTAGCTAAAGCCTTACCTGAAGAAGCCAAAGCTGTTGCAAATGCTGATATAGAATAATGGGTGAAGCCAAAGATAAACAAAGAAACTTTGAAAAGTACGTTCAAGATTTAAAAAAAAATTATCAATACATATTCAATACAGACGAAGGCAAAACAGTCATGTCTGATTTAGAAAAGAGATGCCACTTCTTTACGACTACCAATATTAAAGGTGATAGTCATGAGAGTGCATATATGGAAGGACAACGTAGCATCCTTCTATTTTTAAAAGCAATGCTACAAAACGATAACGAAAAAGGTAAATAACAATGTCAAACGAACAGATAACACAGGAAACTGTGCCTGTAGAAAAGACACAACCATCTACAGAAACAGTTAAACCTACAACACAAGAAACAAAACAAGAAGCAACAACATCTACAACACAATCAACATGGAAAGATTCTATTAGTGAGGAGTATAGAAAAGACCCAAACATAGAAAAGTTTACAGAGATTGATGCGTTAGCTAAAAGTTATATCAATGCTACAAAAATGATTGGTCAAGATAAAGTTGCTGTACCTACAAATAATTCTACAGAAGAAGCGTGGAATGAAGTTTATGATAAACTAGGTAGACCTGAATCTGCTGAAAAATATTCTTTAGATGCAAAATCTAAAGTTGTTTCTTTAGATGATAATGCTGTAAAACAATTTGCAGAAACATCTCACAAACTTGGTTTGAATAATAAACAAGCTCAAGGTCTTTTAGAGTTTTATAAAACTAATATGGAAGGCACAGCTCAACAAGCTAAGATTGATACAGAAACTGCACAAGCTCAAGCTGAACAAGCATTAAGATCAGAATGGGGTAGAGAGTTTGATACTAAAGTAAAACAAGCAGGTTCATTAGCTAAAGCTAATATCAAACCTGAGGTGCTTGATATGACTTTATCAAACGGAACTAGACTTGGAGATCATCCTGAAATTATAAAAGGATTTGCAAAGATTGCAGGTATGATGGCAGAAGATAAAATTGTTTCAACGGAAAGCGAAAGTGTGCAATCAAATCAAAACATACAAGATGAAATTGATTCTATTGTTAATGATAAAGCTAGTCCTTATTGGAATAAAGGTCATCCTAATCATGATAAGCAAGTACAACAAGTCTACACATTAAGGGAAATGTTAAGTGACAAGTGATAATCATTTAAACAAACAAGAAATTAAACTAGAAGTTCTCCGTATTATTAAGGAAAATGGTACGGAGAATCAAAAAAGAAATCCCTTGCCAATCGCTGATGAATATTATAAATGGATAATTAGCGGGACAATTCGAAAGAACCCTACTGACAAGAAGGAATAGACTCTAGTCTAACAGACTTTAAATGCAAGAGATGCCTACCTTTTGGTGGAGAACCTTTCTGATTATTTAACATTAACAACAATAATAATGGAGAGACAATTATGTCATCACAAATAACTACAGCTTTTGTACAGCAGTATTCTGCAAACGTACAAATGCTATCTCAACAAATGGGATCGTTATTAAGAGACAAAGTCAGATTAGAAAGCG